CCAGACTCCAAACGTGTTTGGAGTCGAACCCCCCGCTTCCGCTTCGTCTCCTATATCGGTTTGCCGCCCCGAGCGCCGAAGATGCGCGCCAGGAAATTGCCGATCGAATAGCCACCGGCGAGGAAATCACCCGCAGCGCGATCGAAGAGGCCATCGATCGCTATTCGGCTGCGCCGAAGCCCATCTCGGACAATACCGACTCGGAGCAGGATTCGACTAGCGAGGCGGAGCAAGCCCAGCCCACCGGCGGAATGGATTCAGCCACCGCCGAGTCGAAGCGGGATTCAGCTAGCAAGGCAGAGCAGGATCCGGCCACCGAGCCGGAGCAAGATTCAACCGGCAAGCCGGAACAAGGGCCCGCCGCGGACGCCCCCGTTGACGACGATGGCAAGACAACCGCCGAGCCGTCCTGGTCGAAGCGTGTCGACTTTTTCCATCAATGGCTATGGCACCAAGCGACATTCGAAGAGCGGGCAGCCCTTATCCAGCGTGCACCGATCGAGGGCTTGCTTGCAGCTATGTCGGCCGAACAGCGCGAGGAATTCTTAGCGCGATTAATCGGACAACAGATCGCGAACGCTTCGGCGGTCAACGTCTCCGCAAGCAGCAAAAACTTGCTCACCAATTTGACCGGCACGCTGCATTGGGCGCTCGGAAGAGAACCGGCCGACGGCGTTGAGGCGCTCAAGATCATTTCCGGCAAGCTGAAGGTGAATAAGCGCAGCGCGCAGGACATCGTGCTCGCCTGGGCAAAGCCGTGCGCGAAGCGGCGATGAGTTTTTCGGGCGTGCCCGAAAAGACGTTTGCGGAATCGGTCGCACCGCAAACGAAACGAGGCCGGCGCTTAGAACGCCGACCTCGCCGATAGACCAAACCGCAACCGATGAAAGGATCGGTTATGGGTACTTCAAATGGGAATGGGTCCGCAAGGACTGTTATGCGGGGCGCCAGTCTGGTGCACCGTTCGAAGCTGACCAAGTCGCAGCGTGCGGTGATCGTCGCCAATATTGACGACGGCATCATTGCATACCAGCCGACGCAAACCGAGTTAGCCAAGATGCTCGGCGTCAGCCTGCCGATGGTCCAGCGGGCCAAGCGTCTGTCGCCCCTGGCCCGCCAGCAGGTCATGAAAGGCATGCTCACGCTCGGGTACTTCAGCTGGATGCGTGCTTTGCCGAAGCCGGCTGCGGTCGGGGCGGCTCAATAAATACGAATGTAGGCGTCGCATTCGTGCGACGCCTACTCCTTTGCCTGACCGGGGTCAAAATCGAATGAAGCGCTTCGAGCTGATCGACGATGTGATCACTACGCTGCGTCAGCACGGCTTGACCGGCAGGATTGAGAACGGATCACACTTCAAGGTTCATTTCACCAACGCACACGGCAGCAAATGTTGCCTGATCATGTCGCGAACGCCGAGCTGCCCATTTGCCGCCAGGAAAAATCGCGCGCAGTTGCGCCGCCTATTACGGAGACCAGCACGATGACTGATCCACGAATTCACGATCTCGCCGAACAAGCCCTGACGCTTTCACGCAATGACGTCGTGAGCGCAGTTGAGATTCTGCGCGAGTGGACCGACTTGGGCTTCGATGCCGCATTTGCGGCGATCGACGCGCTGCTGCCCGAACAAACAGAGGAACGCAAAATGAAAATCTATCCGGCGTCGTCCTGGCGCAATGAGCTTTACCCCCACCTTGTCCGTGTTCTGCGCACGGCTGGCCACGAGGTCTACGACTACCGCGAGGACAATGATTTTCGCTGGCCGTGCTCGACGCCCGAAGAGTACGTGCGCCTGCTCGAGTCCCCCAGTCCGGTCGTCGCCGCAGCATTCGAGCGCGACAGAACCGCGCTGGATCAGTGCGACCTCCTCATTCTGATCATGCCGTGCGGGCGATCGGCCCACCTTGAGGCGATGTACGCCAGTGCCGCGGGCAAGCCGGTGATCGTGGTGTTCAACGAAAGCGAACCCTGGGAGCTGATGTACCGGCTATTCGCCGTAGGTCGGGGTGGCGTCCGCTTCGTGACCGATATCGCCGGATTGCGCGCAGCGCTGAAGAGCTTCGAGCCACAGCCAGCGGCGCTAGAGGAGTCATTCTGATGACGACGTCTGTAGCAAAAACAAGCTCCGCCGCCATTGCCGCACGGTCGCATATCAAAGAGTTCCTCGAGCGCATGGATCCAATCCGCGCCCGGCTGATAGTCGCGATCGATGCCACAGCTTCGCGCGAGCCGACCTGGGACATGGCCGCCGGCTTAACCGCGCAGATGTTCGAGACCGCGGCGGCGATCGGCAATCTCGCCACCCAGCTCGTCTATTATCGCGGTTATCGCGAGTGCTCCGCCTCATCAGGCTGGCTAACCAACGCGCCGGCGCTGATCGCCGCCATGCGGCGCGTGCGTTGCGAAGGGGGGCACACACAAATCGGGCGCGTGTTGGACCACGTGCGCAAAGAGCACTCCCAAGAAAAAGTTGCGGCACTCGTGTTGATCTCCGACGCCTGCGAAGAAGACGCCGGCGATTTGTTTGCGCGCGCGACCGAACTCGGCGTTCCCGTGTTCATGTTTCAGGAGGGCACCTCCAAAGAGGTCGGCCGCATCTACGAAGAAATCGCCCGTATTACCGGCGGCGCGCACTGCACATTCGACGCCGGCGCAGCGCAGCGCCTCGCTGACTTGTTGCGAGCCATTGCCGCGTTCGCCGTCGGCGGGCGCAAAGCTCTGAGCAATCAAAACACCGAAGCGGCGCGGCTCCTCCTCACCCAGGTAAAAAAATGAACTACTGGTATCCAGTCGATGACACCATCATCCGCGACGTCGCCATCGCGCTGGAGAGGGCACAAACCAAGCTCGCTCTCGCAGGTGTCTTCAATGACGCCTTACACGCCAACATGTGCGACAGCGACCTGCAAGAATTTGCCGACGCACTTGGCGAAACCATCGACGAAGTTCGTGCCAAACGGACCGAGGCCCGCGCCCGGCTTGCCGCGGCAGCGCATAAGCTCCGAATAGTGAAGGCTGATGAGGAGACACGATGAAGATCATCAGCGCAGACGAGCGGCTTGCTGAGAAACGCGGCGCGAAAGTTTTGCTGGTGGGCCCGACCGGCGTCGGCAAAACTTCGCAGCTGCGCACGCTTGATTGCCCACGAACTTCGTTCATCGATATTGAGGCTGGCGATCTGGCCGTGCTCGGTTTGCCCGTCGACACTTTCCGGCCGAGGGATTGGTCGGATTGCCAAGACCTGGCAGTGAGGATCACCGGACCTAATAAAAGTTTTCCCGCCACATCGTGCTATTCGCAGGCGCATTATGAAGCTGTCGGCGGCGCTCTCGAAAATCTGGATCGTTACGATACCATTTTTATCGATAGCCTAACGGCTGCATCACGGCTCTCATTCCGTCACGCCGAACAACAACCTGAAGCTTACAGCGAGCGCACCGGCAAAAAAGACATTCGCGGCGCCTATGGTCTGCACGCGCGCCAGATGATCCTGTGGCTCAATCACCTGCAGCACGCGCGCGAAAAGAACATCATCTTCGTTGGCATCCTTGAGCGTGCCGTCGACGAACTCAGAGTCGCAACGTGGCAGCTGCAGGCCGAGGGCAGCAAAACTTCGCGGGAAATCCCGGCGATCGTCGATCAAATTGTTTCTTTCCAGTTTCTGGATTTCGGTGACGGCAAGCCGCCGGTGCGCGGCTTCGTCTGCACGCCGAATAATCCTTGGTCATACCCGGCCAAGGACCGCAGCGGGCGCCTGGATCAAATCGAACCCCCTGATCTCGGCGCCCTGCTTCTCAAACTCACAACCAAAGCCCAAGGAGGGCAATCATGACTGCTCAACCAAACTTTTTCGACCTCAATACTGCCGGCGAACAGAAATCGTTCGACGTGATTCCGGCGGGAACGGTCGTCACCGCGCAGCTGGGGTTGCGCCCCGGCAACGTCGGCGAAGACGGCTGGCTGAAAAATTCCAGCAAGGGCGACAGCGAGGGGCTCGATTGCGAATGCATCGTCATCGAGCCAGAACAATACGCCAAGAAGAAATTCCGCGAATGGTTCACGATCCGCGGCACTACGGAAGGGCACACCGAGGCCGGCAATATCTCGCAGCGAAAAATACGGGCGATCGTGGAATCGGCGCACGGTATCCGACCCGATGATAACTCCGAAGCGGCGCGCGCAGCGCGGATGCTGAAGAGCTTTGGCGACCTCAACAATATTCGTTTCATCTGCAAGCTCGGGGTGCGTCCGGCGCAGGGCGATTATCCGGCCAAGAATACGATCCAAGAAATCATCACGCCCGACCGCGTGGCGTACAAGAAGCCGGCGCAAGTTGGAGGCTCGGCACCGGCCAGCGCCGCGCCGACTTCGAGCGCGCCAGCGTCTCCCCCCGCCAATACTGTGGCGCGGCCGCAGTGGGCGAGCTGATCATGAGCAGCAAGCTCGCACAAAAAAACGACGAGTGGGACGCAAAGGCGACGACCGCAGCCGTCGCCGGCGCCCGCAAGATCGTCGCGCTCAACGGCGGCAGCTTCCCGGCAACGACACTGCTCGGCAAGCTCAGCGATCAGCAGTGGGGCTGGATCGTTACCGCGGCGATCTTTGGCTGGATTGAAACCCGCTGCCAGCAGGCCGTTGAAGAGGGCCTCAATCAGGAAGCCGCCGTGCGCCTGACCGGGCTCAATCCTTCGCCGTGTGACGTTGCGGCTGTCACCTCAATTTTGCCGATGCTCGCCGACAAAGCGAGCATCAATTGGGAATTGCCGCTCAAAGCTTGGTCGAAAAACGAGATGACCAACTTTCTGCTGATGGCGATGCGGCTGATCGATGCGGCCGAGGTCGCGCGCGATAGCGGCCAAATCCTTCGCAAGTGGGAGGCGGAATTTTCAGACCCGATCCCTTTTTGAGGTCCAAATTCGTCATGACGCTCGAGCCTCTTCCCGGTGTCGACGCTATCCGCGCGATGCGCTGGGTGCTCAAGGTGGTGCTGCGGCAGCATGGCCTACGCTGCGTCGACATTCGTGAAATCGCGGACAAGAATTCATGATCCACATCGAAATCAGACTCGACGATGCCGAAACAGGCGCCATGAGCTGGCGCGCGGCTCAGGGCGGTGCGCGCTGGAAAAGGGCTCGCGATCTCGAGACCATCATGCGCGCCGCCGACAAAGAATGCGGCGAGCCGTCGACCGACAATCCGCGCGAGATCGACTATGTCGTCGCTCCGCATAAAGCCACCGAAACGGTGATTGATGAGCACTGTCATTGATCTCAACCGCGAGGTCCTGGCCGACCGGCCGATTAATCGGCTGGTCAACGAACTCATCGAACGCGCCGCGCCGCCGAGCGAGAATTATCGCCGCTACCTGGGCGCCTCGCAAATAGGCTCAGAATGCCCACGCAAGATTCAATTCGATTGGATGGTCGATCCGGTATTTCCGGTGCGGACCAAAGACATCTTTGCGCGCGGGGATTTTTTTGAAGGGCTAACCCGCCAGCATCTTGTTGACGCCGGCTTTCAATTCGCGCCGGCTGAGCAACTTAAATTCACGGCCGCCGAGGGAATGTTTCGCGGTCACGCCGACGGCATCATCGTTGCCGGACCCGAACTGCCGGCGCTTTGTTACCCGTGTCTATGGGAGTGCAAGTGCCTTAAAAATAAAGGTTGGAAAGCCGTCGAGCGTGATGGCCTCGTCGGGCTTTACGCCAGTTACGCGAGCCAAGTCGCGGTTTATCAAGCCTACCTCGACGTCACCAACCCCGCGCTGTTCACCGTAGTGAACGCCGACAATTGCGAGCGTCTGCACTTCACGGTGCCGTTCGACGCACAGCTGGCGCAACTCACCAGCGATCGCGCTGTGACGATAATCACCGCAACACGCGCCGGCGAATTACTGCCGCGCGTTACCGAGAATCCGAACGATTGGCGCTGCAAGATTTGCGCGCATAGGGAGCGCTGCTGGAGATGATTGTGCTCCCTCATATTAACGCCGGCGCTATCCTGGCCGATCCGCCAATTCCGTTCGCGACGTGGTCGCCGCGGGGCGAGGGGCGGTCGCCACAACATCATTATCGATGCCTGAATTACGAAGAGCTCGCCAGCATTCCGATCGCCAGCGTCGCGGCGCCAGATTGCTTTCTGTTCTTATGGGTGCCGCTGCGCTCCGTGTTTCTGGTCGAACCGCTGATGCAGGCGTGGGGATTCAAGTTCAGCGGCTCGGCGTTCTGTTGGGCAAAGCAGAATAAGAGCGGCATTGGCTGGTTCATGGGCAATGGCAAGGGCACTCGCCACAATGCCGAAATCTGCTGGTTGGGACGGCGCGGAAAACCGAAGCGCATATCCGCCGGCGTGCGCGAGCTGATCATCGCACCGGTGCGCGAGCATTCCCGCAAGCCGGACGAAGTTTACATGCGCGTCGAGGAGCTTTGTGCCGGCCCCTACCTCGAAATTTTCGCGCGACAGCGCTGGCCAGGATGGACCTGTGTTGGCGACGAGGTCGAAAAATTTCGGAGGGCGCCATGACCGCCCCAAAAAAGACGATCGGCGAGCTGCTCGGCGTGATGTTTCGCATGCTGGACTCGGTACACGAGGGCGAAGCGCTTAATACTATTGCAGCAATGAAGCGGGTGGTTACGGCTAGAGGATTTACGTTTTCCGATATTGCAGTTTTGCTCGAGAACTGGAGTGGCGAGGAGATCGAGGCAAAGAAATATTCCGACACTGAAGCCGAGGCCATCTATACCAAAGGCATCGAAAAAGGCCGCGCCGAACGACCACAGCAGGAGCCGACGGAATTTTTCGACGGCAATAATCAACCGCAATGGCACGCGATCGCGCTGTACTGCCAGCGCCATTATGAGCGCCTGGAGCAGAAACACCGCGAGTTCATCGACGACATGGCCGGCAATACGGTCTGGCGCACGCCAACGGAGAAGCAAGGCAAATATTTGCTGAGCATGTTTTACCGGCTCGGCAGAGGAAAATTGCAATGACCGCCAAGCCGGGCGGACGCTGCTAAGGAAAATTACATGGGCAAGATACCCGATGCGCTGAACGCGGCGATTGAATACGGGCGCAACGGTATTCCGGTTTTTCCTTGCGATCCAAAAACTAAACAGCCGCTGGTCGCCACCGGCTTCAAGGCCGCTAGCACCGACGAACAAGAAATCCGAAAGCAGTGGAGCAAATGGCCCGACGCCATGATCGGCGCGCCAACTGGTGCCAAAAGCGGCATGTGGGCAATCGATCTCGATAAAGACGCCAGCAAAAATCTCGACGGCATAGCAACACTGCGGCAGCTGATCGCGCAATATGGCGCGCTGCCAAAAACTTTGATGACCATCACGCCGCGGGGTGGGCGGCATCTCATTTTCAGCTGGGCCAATGGCGTCGATATCCGCAACAGCACCGGAAAAATCGGCCCCGGCATCGATGTGCGCGGCAGCGGCGGCTACGTCTGTCTGCCGCCCAGTCAGCGCTCTGACGGCGCGCAATACAAGTGGGATCCGGACTCCGGCGCTGTATCTGTTCCGGCGCCCGATTGGCTAATCAAGCTTGCCGGCAAACCGCGTAAAAGCGCTTGGGCGCGCACGGCTCTCGATAACGAATGCCAAGCGGTTGCCAACGCCAAACCGGGAACGCGCAACAGCGCACTCAACAGCGCCGCCTTTAGCCTGTTTCAGCTTGTGGCCGGCGGCGA